AACCGTACTTTTCAATGTCCGCAGCAGACTGAGCGCTGGACACCAGCAGTTGACCGCCAGCTAGACTGTCAACAATGTGAACTTTAGATGCTGGAGAAGATGTACCAATACCAATACCAGTCGAAGTCTCGACCATATCGGAATATCCAAGCGTCCCAGAACCATTGGTCATTTTTACAAATTCATTAGCAGACCCAGCGTCAGTTGGCAGGGTCAGCGTAATGTCATCACCAGTCGGGTTGGTATCGGCGGGAGCCTGTAGTGATACGCTCCCGTCTGTAGATCCTTTTAGTTTAATTGTCATTATGCATTCTCCAGGGCGGTAACACGAGTAAGTAAATCAGCGTTTTGAGTTTCAAGCGTTTCAATCTTAGCAATAGCTTCCTGCAGTGCAGCAGTCAACAAAGGCACAAGTTTGGACTGGTCAATACCTTGATAAACAGGATTGTTGTCATCGTCAACTTCGTCTTGCGTTCCAGTGACAGCTTCAGGCACAACAGCTTGTGCTTCGTGAGCAATGAAGCCGTCAACCGTGGTGTCAGGATCCGCGATGAAGTTGAAGCGACGTACCTGAAGCTGATTGACGCGATCAATAGCACCAGTTAGGTCAACAACGTTTTCTTTGAGGCGGTGGTCAGAAGAAGTATTAAAAGCAGTTGCAGAGCCACTCGTGCTTATAGAGCCTACAAAACCATTGGGATTGGCAAAACTAAGGTGAAATGCTTGACTTGTGGATGTAGCGCCAGAGCTAGCGGTGTGATCGGTTTTGAATACTTTGCCAGCCTGTGTACCTCCTTCAATCGCAGATATAGAGTTCGTACCTCCGGTAAAAAAGTTACCGCTGGAATCGATGCGCGCCCGCTCGTTTCCACGTGTTTCAAACTTAATGAATGAGGTGCTTCCTGAGCCGCTTTGACCTGCTAATACAAGCGGCTGAGACGCTAGTATTTGAATTCTTGCTTCTGTTGATGATTGCTCAATTTGTAAAGGGTTAGTAGTTGTGCCTTCATTCAGCCTAATTGCAGCATCAGTGTCTGCAGGCGTCTTAATTTCGAGTGGTGCACCTGGGGTTGCCGTGCCAATACCAACATTTTGCGAGCTATCAACAGTAACAGCTTCCGTTCCACCAGTAACTAGCTTAAGTTCGTTAGTACCAACCTGCAGACCAGTGTCTGTATCATCCCCACTAAATCCAGGGTTTGCGACTGAATTGTCGCCGTTAATTTTAATAGTCATAATTAAACAATAGTCCAGGTAGATCCAGAAGGTACGGTGACAGTTGCACCGGAGTTGATCGTCAAAGGTCCAGCACTAATCACGTTTTTACCAGTGCTAATGGTGTAAGAAGTAGTAATGGTGTTGTCATGTTCGACAGCCCATTGGTCTCCTCCACCGCCAGTAGCACCGCCTCCAACGCTTGACCATGCAGTACCGTTGTAACCTTCAAACTGGTCAACGTCGTCGTTAAAACGAATCATGCCTGCAGCAGGTGTACTGTCACGTTGAGCTTCAGTACCTACAGGTAGCTGTGCAGAACCAGTGTCAGAAGTTTTATCAACAAAGTTGGTATCTACATAATTTTTAGTAGCTGCATCTTGTGCATCCGTAGGATCACCAACACCCGTAACCTTATTAGTACCCATTGCCAGGTCACCTGACATGGTGCCACCAGCGTCGGCAACAAAATTTGTATCTACATAGTTCTTGGTAGCTGCGTCTTGTGCACCGGTTGGGTCATCAATACCAATCAGCCTTGTTCCGCCAATACCTAGTGGGTCAAAGTTAACATTACCTGTACCACGTGGGTAGATTTCAACATCACTACCAAGATCACTAGTAATCTGTTGTTTTACATTAATACCGCCACTATTAGCATCAAGTGTTAAATCACCAGTACCTGTGGTAGTAATTGAACGATCATCTAGGATAAGATTATCAATGTTAGTTGTGCCCGTACCGTTTGGTTCGATAACAATATTACCATTAGACGCGCTGACAATCTTCTTACCGTTGACATCCAAATCACCACCAAGCTGTGGCGTTTCATCTGACACCAGGTTAAAGGCAATAGAACCTTCAGGAATGGTAACGAAACCAAGCTGCTGGTCTACTTCAAAGAACGGGTCATCAGTCTGGTTACCGCCAATCTTAAACTTACCGTTGTGGTCAGTAACTGCAGTCCAAACTTTACCGTTGTTGAGTTCAGTGATCTGTTTGGTTTCATCCGGTACACCACCATTTTCAGGCAATGCATCGTAGTCCATGCCACTACCAACATACTCCATAGTGTGACCACTAGAAGCAATTTGGGAACGAAGGAAGAACGATACGGCAGCGTTGTCAGCTACAGCGCCATTAAGTCCAAGGTTGGTACTACGGTTGTTAGGATCAGGACGACTAATAGTAACCCTGTGTCCACCAGTAATAACAGTAGACGACAGAATAGGATAGGTGACACTGTTGACAGTAACAAGCATGTTGCTCGCCGGTTTAGTTTGACTACCAAACCAACCTGTACCTGCAGTAACGTTATCAATGTCAAACGTCAGATCGCCGCTAGAAGCTGCACCGTTAACTGTTGCAGTAAAAATGGCAGCAGTAGACTTACCATCAGCAACCAATGCCTTTTCACCAAAATCAGTGGTAGAAGCAGCCAGGTTGGCTTGACCACCATTTAATGCTTTGATGTGATACTTGTTAAAGAAGGCGTAGCTAGACGTACACTGTGCATAACCATTGTTAGTAACAAGGATGCCAGGTCCGTTAAGACCAACGTGTGTATAGCTGTCTGCAACCATCGACCGCAAAGGACTTGTGGTCTTAGGCACAGAACCGTCAATCAACATACCGCCGCCGGTAGGAGCGTTAGTCAAGTCACCTGCAGAACCGCCACGTGGACGATGAGCCCGCAGATCGCTGTTGTCAATCTGACTATCAGAGAAGTTAGTACAGTTTTGAATATAAGGAGATTTGGTGATAAACGAATTGTTATAGAACGTAAAGTTCCAACCTTGTTTATCAGGCAGATCAGAGTCAATACTGTTAGTACCAGAGCTGCTGGCTTGCATACCAGTCAACGTCAAGTTTTGAATAAACGAACCACTGTTCAATTCAAACAGTGCAGAGTTGCCAGCATTTGATGGTTTTTCAGTTGCAACAGTTGGGTGTACAATAGTGCTACGCAATGCCATGCCAATAATAGACACGTTACGACGTTTGATTTGAATAGGAGCAGCTTCCTGATAAACACCAGCAGCCACGATCACGGTCATACCGTCACCACCACCAGTAACTTCAAGCTCAAAACCTGAACCGCCACCAGCACCAAGGTTAGAATCAGAAGCAGACAAGATGTCACCAATCTGATACTCCTCAAGCGTAGATGCGCTAATATCAGTAACTGCTGTCACAGCACCACCAGACACTGTAATGTCTGCAGTCAAACCTGAGCCAGTAGTACCACCAGTCAAGGGTACATCTTGATATGTACCATCAGTATAGCCTGAACCAGCAGTTTTAATAGACGTATTAATGTCTGCGTTAATATCGTTAATAGCCTCTTTAATGGTCAATTTAGGACCGCTAATACGATGACCGGTTTTTGAATCGTCACCACCAGTTGCATCAACGTAAATAACTTTATCTTGGGTTCGGAAAGAACCACCAGACGCAACATCTAGCCAAGTGCTACCATTCCAAATTTTAAGGGTTTGGTCGTCATCATTTTGCAACCAAGTCTTACCAACTTCATAACTGCTTTCACTAGGAGTACCAGTTTGTACAAGGGTATCGAAACGTTTAGCAGCAGCAGATGCAGTAAAAATATTACTATCTGCAGGAGTTGGAGAACCAGAATCCTGCTCAGTTTTAGTAATAATATCGTCGTTTTTAATACGATCAAAATCTACAGAGTTAGAACCAATACCAAGCGTAATAGTGCCATCACCATCATCAGTAACGGTCAAACCAGTATTATCAACAGCAATATCACCAGTAATGGCAGCATCGATCATGTCATCGATTTTAGCTGTAGTGGCGATAGTAGTATCGTTGTTAGGGTTTGCTTCTGATGAAGTGACAAGATCTTCAGGCTTAATTTTATCAAGGTCAACTGACCCTTGATTAATACTAATAGTTGTTTGCCCACCCCCAAAGGTTCTTGTAAGACCATCACCAACAAGGATGTCACTTTCAACTACATGGTCAACATAATTCTTAACGGTACCTGTTGTAGGTACAGCGACATCATCGTCAGGAATCACATCGCTGGCTGCTGCCAGCTCAGCCTTAGTAAATGTATCGTTTACTTCGTCTTGGAACCGTGCGTCAAGTGCTGCAGTAGTAGCAATCTTGGTGTCATCGCTGACCCAAGTGTCACCATCATACAACGTATTGTCGTAACGGTCCCAGTAATAATCTTTTAGGTACTGATCAACATCATCAGGAATACCCTGACAGTTAGACTCTTGAATAGCATAACGGAGCTGTTCAAAGTTAATATTCAGATCATTAGACCGAATGGCAGAACCAGGGTTGAACAATGCCCGGATGTCGTCCACCTTAGTGATTCGACGAATCTTAACATTGTCAACCGTGGGTTCACCAGGATCTGTAGGAGTAGTAGGGGCAGGTGGAGCAGTCCCCGTAAACTCTACGATCGTTGGGTTGGCATCAGTAATCTGCCAAGGGTAGGTGGCATCTGTCGTAAGTTTCTCGTCGTATTCTTTTGTAGTCGCGTTCCAAAAATAAACGTGAATTTCAGATTTAAAAATATACGGGAAATCAAAAGAAAACTGTGTCTTTGACCCGTCTCCAGCTTGAATTGTTTGTACGTCAGAGCACGCCATAGTTAGTTAAATAAATTTACTTCCGTGTTTCTAGAATGGATGGATCAAAAACATCACCTGTAGTCGCGTAATCCTCACGCAGGTCTTTTTCAACTTGCCTCAGTTCAATGGCGGCATACATATCACCGTCCATCTCAGCATAAGCAATTTCTTCAGCTTCACGCCTTGCCTCAGACAAACGAGCATGGAGATCATGCCATTTCTTCAGAGACACTTCATCAGACTTAAATCCTTGGCTACGCAATTCACGTAGTTTTTGGATGCTATCCCAATCACCAGCGTCACGCATGATTTCTGTAATAGCGTCCTTAAAGTACTCACGCTCACCCATCAGACGGAACAATTCAGACCGTTCCTCAGGAAGCAGTCGGATGCCGTCTTTAGTTCTAAACGTAGTGTTGATGTCAAATTCAACAGCTTCCAGGAATTTTTCCTCAGGAGTTTGTGCAGGATGGATTTGAATTGGGCTGTATGCATTATACAGACGCTGCATCATTCCGTAACCATTAGGTTTCTTACCGGTAACAGGGCTATAGACAAAAGGTTGTTTAGTGTCAAACAATGCACCAATAAACCTGTTACGGTTGTTAAGTTGAGACATAAAATCAGCCTCAACCTCTAGCAAACCTTCACTGAGGATACGTGAAAAATCACCACGCAATGAAGCCA